TTTTTTTGTTGAACTGATTTACCTTTTTCAGTCTTTCTTTTATCTATCTCTTTTTGAAACTTTTGTCTTATGTGTTGGATTAGTTTCGTAACGTGGGTTTTGGTGTTACCAATGACTTCGCCTTTTCGTACAAAAGTATTATTAAACGTTTCAATAAGTTGAGCAAGATTTTGGTCGCCTTCGAGAGTACGTAAGGTAGTAGCAGAAATTTTATTAAAAATCCTGCCAGCGTTACTAAGATGTGCATTAACTTCCTCCGTATCTTTTTGTGTCATAGTAAATTGTGTCATATCTCTAAGCATAGCATCTTGTGACCATACATTTTTACTATTACGAAACTTAGTAATATCAACACCGTAAGATGCTTTCATTGTTTCAAATGAAGAACCATTATAAGTAGTATGCCAAACTATACCAATCTTAGCAGACTTAACTTTTCTTGCAGCCTCAGTACCTGAAGGCACAGCGTAAACAATTGTGTTAGGATGAAAGGTTACATAAGCTTTACCTTTAATTTTTTTTGTTTTAACTTCACTTGAATCAAATAAGAAGTCTCCTTGTACTACACCTTTGATTCCTAAGTCAGGTAAATACTGAAGAGCTTTTTTTAGTTTAGCATTAAGATCACCGCTAGTATCGTCGTCAATGTCAGAATTAGTTTTGTAAACCTTTGGAGATTTGTTGAATATCCCTTTCTTAGCAACAAAAAATTTATTGTCACGAGGATCAATACCAGCGAAAATAGCTGGGGCTCCGTCCCACTTGACACTGACATTTCCATCTTTTACTCCTGCTAACATATCTCTTAAAGAACGTAGAGCAAGAATTGCTTCTCTTGTTCCATCGACTCCACCGTAGAGAACCTTATCCTCAATATGAGTCATGTGTGTATTCTTTTGTTCTGTTATATATTCTTTAAAATTCATTATACAAATACCGTTTTCTTTGCAGGCCTAGTCGATGTAAAGACTCCAGCTCTACAACTCTTAATTCCAAAATGATTCATATCACTTGAATATCTTGCATAAAATATACACTTGTAATCATCTCTTGGAATAAATCCGTGTTGAGCTGAATGATTAGACTCTATTACGTATCTATCTCTTTTTTTAACAACCTTCATTTCACCTTGATGAAACTCATCAATGTTATTAAGTCCTCTACCTCCAGCTGTTTGGTAATCAATTCCGTATATTGATCTCAGAACTATATTTTTACCATCAGGATTTAAAACAATATTTCTCTTAACAGAGTCTCCACTTTTCATACCATTTGGAAATAATTCTTTTAATTTATCAATGAAAGAGTTTACTTGTTTACTTCGTTTAAAAACACCTTTTGTTCCTCTTTCGGTTAAACCACCATATTGTTGAAAGTCATTTGATCTTCTACCATCTTTATGCGAAAGCCATGCGCATTGCTCTCCTTTATCGTCTAATAAGAAGAAATCTGCTTTAGGTGTTCCGGAAGGTTGGCCGACTCCAGATACTAATATGTTTCTTCCACCTACTAGCATCGGCAATGCACCACCACCGTCTTTAGCCATAGCGTCTTCTAGTTCTTTTCTAAACATAGTAAGGTATCTATCTTCGGCGGCGGTTCCTGAACCTTTGCCTTTTCCATCAAAATCTGGTCCTTTCAAAAAATCACTAGGATATTTCAATTGGCCCAAACTTGTATTAAAAACCGTTTTAAATCCTTTTTTAATAAATTCATCTCTTTTAGGAGCAGGGTCTTTTATTATTGCATCACCTTTTTTTGTAAGAAAGCCTTCTTTCTTTTTAATCTTATCATAGAATTTATCTAATCTTTTGGTATTTCCTTTCGGTAAATACTTAATGAGGTCTGCGTGCGTAAGAGGATTATATATCAATCTCTCCTCCAAATATTTGAAATATGTTTTAAATCTAAGCATACTTCTATTTATAATAGTTTGGAGCTTAAAAAAGCGTCCGTAAGGACGCGTCATTAAGTTAATTGAATTTAAAATTTAGTTAAGAATCTAGCGATATGATGAACCCATGGTAATAACATTATTGACATGAAAAGATTGGCACCGCTGTGTGCCATTGCAATTCTTAATGTATCACCTTTCGGCATTCCGTCTGATACGAAGAAACCTGCGAGCCATATCGTACCAGTAGTTCCTATGTTTGCTCCAAGAACTGCGGCAATAGCTGCTGGTAGTGGTAGTGCTCCACTTGCAACGAGAGCTATGATTGCTGTAGTGGATAACGATGAAGATTGCCAGAGTAATGTCATGACAATTCCACCTATGAACATATAAATTGGATTACCTAAAAAGAAATTCAAGTGTTCTAAGTTTCCCATGGATTTCATTCCACCTGAAAACATTTTAAGACCTATATAAAAAACTACAAGTCCAACAAGTGCCGTGATTACGGGATTACCTAATTCCATCTTACATACCTTTTTAATCAATTGATTCATATTATTATGTATTATCGACCGCGCCTCTTGAATGTTACACTTTTGTTAAATCTTTTTCTTTGAGAAGATTTTTTTCTACGATCTGCTTCTCTATTTCTAGGATCATACATTTCAAATCCATGTATCCCGTTTTCTTTTGCCCAAGCGGCAATCATTTCTGGCTTATGCCTGTTAGAACTCATTTATTAAACCTCGCTGTGTATGTTCTTCCGTTATAGTTAAAAGTAATTGTTGAATGTGAATACATTTCAATTGTCTGTTCTTTATATCTTGTTTGATATCTGCAGATAGTTTTTGTACCACTTTGTGAATTACTGTTCTGATGACCTAATATACCACCAAGTATTGCACCCGCTGTTGCACCATCAGGTAAATTCTTTGTAATATTTTGTCCTATTGCTCCACCTATAATGGCACCAAGTAGTGTGTCACCTGTTTTATCACCAGATATATTTCTTTCACTACATATTTCAACCTTATAAGGTGTTTGCTTGATCACAGTTTTAAAATGATCTTGTATTTTTGCAGCAAAGTCTTGAGTTGCTCCAACTTTGCTTGAAATCATGAGGCCTGCCGCAGTCGCTAGCATTCCCCACCATAGTACATCTTTGAATTTTTCGTTCATTTCTTGAGTTTCCACAAGATGTATTCTTCACCATTGGCTTTCATGGTAATTGCTGGAACACCGGATGGTTTTGTCTTACCAACGTATTCCCATTTGTAGCCTTCCTTCATTTGAGAGTTGGCCGTATTTCGAAATTCTTCAGTGTCCATACTGAACATTCCAAAGACTAGTGCTATGATACCCATTATTGATCTCCTTCCGCTTTACAAAGTGGGATTGATACTGTACCGTCAATATAATTATTGTCGGTATAAGTTCTCGTAACGACTTCTTTTGTAAGCATACCGTTACGAATTCTATATGTGGTGAGCTCTCTAGACAGGACGCCGTCACTGTCTAGGAGATCGAAAGCCGCTTTTAAAGGACCGTCAGTCATTAAGCCACTTCCGCAAATTCTAATGCTGTTTGAAGAGCATTTCTTTTTTTAATTTGGTTTCCACCAAACCATGAAGAGTAGAGCCTGTTGTCGGCGTTTCTACCTTGTAGGTGATCAGTAACGTAAGTCACTGAATTAAAAGCCTGCCACCAAGAACCTTCGGCATACTTTGCACCGGGTTGTTGCTCAAGAGCATCATAACATGCTGTAGCATTCTTTGAAAGAGTTTCAATTGAAAGCTCTTTATTTTGTACTCGCTTATCCGCAGTTCTTGGATAAACGGTGTTGTAGTATTCTACGAGACTATCGATATTATATCTCTTAGAACCAAGAAACTCAGCCATTTCTTTATAAGTCTTTAACTTATCGGAAGCAATGCCTAAAGCTTTCTTCACTTCATCCGCATTGAATGAACCTCTGTGACCAACTTTAATTGATCTTTCAGCCTGTTCGGCAAGAGAAAGTGAAAGTGTATTGTTACATACAACTCTGATTGGAGTAAATCTGATATCGATAGACTTACCATATAAGTGAGGGTTTGAGAAAAGCAAGTAAGACTCAACTTTATCTCCACCGAAGAGATCGAATGACTCTTTAACTTTCGCTAAAGCCCATACCATCTGTCCACCTTTAAGTGAACCTGCAGTATGCATTTCCATATCACCGGCAAGTACATACTCTGAGAAGAATTCAAATGCTTCTTCGTTTTGAACCGGATTCCAGATCTGACCGATGTTGGTAAGAACTTTGTTGTCGGAACTTCTTACGAGTGCCTTCATACCGGTAGGTATTTTTTTGTCACCGATTGTGACGTATGAATCAATCTGCTCGACTGTCCAGTCAAGACCAGCTTTCTTCATCATTTGGTTTGGTGTAAGATCGTTATTGACTTCTACACCTAAGCCGTGCCAAGGAACTTCCCCAGCGTAAGCCATAGTTTCAACTTGATGTGCCATAATATAATCCTCCTATTGGCTATTAGTTTGAATGCAACCGGGTGCAAGACCTTCGGTTGTACATGGATCTTCGATTGCGCCGACAATCATGACGCAAGCGAAAAGAATGAATGTAATTACGAGAAGTTTCATTACTTAACCTCCTCAAATCCGAGTGGCATACACTTAAAAGTCTTGCCGTCGGCTAGGAATTCATCGCCTACCATTGAGCTGCGAAGACCTGAACCATCGAAGTTATGGTAGAGAACTTTGACGTTGTCATTGGCATCATCGCCAATTTTCTTTGACCATGAACCTGAAAGATTTTGAGTCCATCTGTATGCGTACTCTAAAGCTTCGTAGACATCTTTACAAGGTGCGTTAACTTCAGCAGCAGCATAAGGTGTACCGCCAAAATCGTTGTTGTAAGTAACTTGAACTATCATAATGTAACTCCCGTAGTAATAGTTAATTTTTTATTATAGATATATTCTACCACACTTTCAACTAAATGTAAAGGAAAAAATGCATTTAAGTTAAAAAAAGTGATTAACATATTAAACATTCTTCTCATAAGTAACTGTGACTCGATAATCGGGTTTATTGCACCAGATCTCGACATGATCTTTCATCATACCGATTGCGTGCTTCATGCTATCACATTCTGCACGACTTATTAGTTCATCACGATTTGAAAATACATAAACAATATACATGTAATATAACTCCTTTTCAATTATTAGTTATATTATACACCAGTTTTTCGTAAATGTAAAGGACTTTTTTCATTTAAGTCGCATTTTTTTTTCAGGAATTTTTTTCACCATAGAAGTATTCTTCGGTATCTCCGAGTCGATACTCGTTACCATTCTCGACCTGATAGTATTCGGTACTCACTTTGAAGTCCGGTGTCTTCGGATTCTTCGGTGTCAAGCTATTGTCGTATACTCGCATTCGGTTGTTGGGATACAAGGCGTACTGTCCATTCTCAAGTTCAAGCAAGTTGAAAGACTTGTGCTCGTCCGGCTGTTCACTTGTACTGTAATCAACTTCATCAGAATGTATATGGTAGTTATCTAATGTAGCAATATAGGATCCTTTAATAAATCCGTGATTCTTTGTAAACACCTCATAA